ATTGGAACTAACGTAAATAGAAGCCTGTTCGAGCCTAACGACGCGATCACTCAGGTAAACCTGCAGCTGTTCATCGAGAACACAATAAAGAACTATGAGCCTAGAGTGAACAACCTATCTGTCTCTGTAGTTCCATCAGACGAGCAGAACTACCTAAAGATAAACATTATTTTTTCTGTAATAAATAATCCTAATACTCCAGTTAATCTCACAATAAACCTAAAAAGAGTCAGATAAATGGCCGCAAATAGTAGTCTTAATCTAACATCGCTTGACTTTGATACTCTAAAGAGTAACTTCGTTACTTTCTTACAGTCGCAGAACACATTTAAAGACTACGATTTCTCTGGCTCAAACATGAACGTCCTACTCGACGTCATGTCTTACAACAGCTTCTTAAACTCGTTCTACCTCAACATGGTAGCTTCTGAGATGTTTCTTGATTCAGCTCAGAAATTAAACTCTGTCGTGTCTCACGCTAAAGAGCTGAACTATCTTCCGCAGTCTAACAGATCTTCAGTCGCGTTCATTGGATTCACTATCAACGCCACTGGAATAAGCGGTAGCTTTTCTATTCCAAAAGGCGCGGTGTTCGTAGGGACTAATTCTAATGGTACATACGCATTTACGACTGCTGAGAATACTACTTATGTATCACCAAATAGTACTTTTACTGTCGCTAATCTCGCTATCTATGAGGGTACGTTCGTAAACGACTCATACATCGTAGACTATACCAATCCTACACAGAGATTCATCCTCTCTAATCCAAACATCGACATCACCAACACGAGTCTGTCGGTGTCCGTATCACAGAACAACGGTCAGACTAATACGATATTCAATCAGGTATCTACACTCTACAACCTCAATTCTAATTCTAACATATACTTCTTGCAGCCGGCGCAGAACGGTCAGTACGAGCTGGTATTCGGTGACGGCGTGCTCGGTACGATTCCTCAGAACGGCGCTGTAGTAACTGCTAACTATAGAATAGCACACGGGCCTGAGGCTGACGGAATATCAAACTTCACGTGCAGCCAGAATCTAGGCACGTTCAACGGTGGGCAGGCGACACTCTCTACTATCGTCGCTTCTTCTAATTCTTCTTCAGGCGGTCTTGCAGAATCGATAGAAACTATTAGATTCAGAGCGCCTCGATACTTTGCGACTCAGCAGAGAGCCGTCGCGACTGACGACTACGCCTCTCTCGTCCTTTCACAGTTTGGCGGTGAGATCGCAGACGTTAATGTATACGGCGGTGAGACTATCACGCCTGCACAGTTCGGCAAGGTCGTAGTCTGCGTCAAGCCAAAGGGTGTGAACAACCTCATCGCTCCTGACTATCTAAAAAACAGTATCGTTAGCTACCTACAGAACTATACTTCAGTCTCCACGAGAGTGCTAACGTCTGATCCAGACTATCTCTATGTAAAAGTAAACAGCACCGTCCAGTACGACACCACACTAACTAGTCTTTCACCATCTGACATCTCCAGCGCCGTGCTACAGACTATTATAAACTACAGCAACACTAATCTCGGCATATTCAACAACGACTTTAGATATAGTAGATTCGTTAACGATATCGACAACACAGACGTGAGTATAGTCAGTAATGATACTTCTGTGATTTTAGAAAAACGATTCTCGCCTACACCCGGCGTAGCGACTACGACCGTTCTTGAGTTCAACAACGCAGGTGAGAGAGAAGGCACGTACTACGGAAAGACTTATCCGGACGAACCTACTGTATACTCTACTTCATTCACTTACACTGACTCTCTAGGTAATGAGTATACTGACTCCTATCTAAGAGATGACGGCAACGGAAACATAATAGTCTATACAGTAAATAATAATAACTTCGTTACTATAAATTCAAACGTCGGAAGCATAAACTACGATACCGGCTTAGTCACTATAAACAACGTCATGCTTAACTATACCGGAACTTATATCGCTGTATACTACATGCCAGTCAGTAAAGATTTATATGCCAGTGTAAATAAGATTCTACTCATCGATCCAAATGACGTAATCATCAGCGTCATAAAGAAGCAAAACTAATAATATGCAATTCGATATAGAAAAATATATCAGTCCACTAATCCAGTCGCAGTTCCCTGCTTTCTACGAGGCCGAGGGTCCTAACTTTATACTATTCGTAAAAGCGTACTATGAGTGGTTAGAAGAAGACGGAAACGCAGTAGGTGAGGCTAGAAACCTATTCGACTATAGAGACATCGATAACACTCTTACTGAATTTCTATCACACTTTCAACAGAAGTATCTATACGGTATACCGTTTAACGTAATCGCTAATAAACGACTGCTTCTTAAACACATATTTGACGTATATCGATCAAAGGGATCGCTACAGTGTTATAAGCTATTATTTAGACTTATCTACAACGAAGACATAGATATCTATAATCCAAGCTACGATATCTTTATTCCTTCAGACGGTACGTGGACTGAACCAAAGTATATTGAAGTTAACTATAGCCCACTGTTGAAGTCGTACGTCGGTCAACAGGTCGTCGGTCTCAGCTCCGGCTATACGGCGGTCGTCGAGAGCGTCGTTCAAGAGCCGATCAATAAGAATATAGTCTATACGTTAAATCTTTCTAACATCAAGCCGGTAAAAGCTGAGTTTATCATCGGCGAGAAGATAGTTCTTGCGAATCAAAACGTATCCGCGGAAGACATCGTTGCGGCGCCAAAAGTTCTTGGTTCTCTCAACTCTATTCAAGTAATCAACGGCGGCCAGGGATTCAACGTCGGCGATATTCTGGCGATCGCACACACCGACATCAGCACCGGTAACGTAATATCATACGGCATCAACGGCTCTGTTAGAGTAAGTAGTCTCTCACGCGGCTTTGGCTCTATCAACTTCGATATCACCTCTGGTGGTTTTGGATACACCACTAACTCTCTATCTTTTACGTATCCATATTTCTCCAACTCATTTGCGATAACAGCAAATACCAAAGGCTTTGATAATACTCTCGATACAATCAGCATACCAAACGCTAATACTTACTTAGCGGTGAACACGCAGGTATACTACGAAGTACCAAATGGAAACACCGCGATAGCAGGTATGGGAGCGAACGTCAACTACTACGTGGTAGCATCAAACAGCTCTACCGTTACTCTATCTAGCACTCTAGGTGGTGGTCCTGTCAACATTACGGACACTAGAACTACTAACCCAGCAGAAATTCATTATCTATACATCGGTACTCCAATCAAGGATCACCAGAGCAACGGCGTGCAGGTCGGTGCTAACGCGTCGTTCTCTGTCGGCGCTCTTACTTATGTACAAGAGCTTTCATATAATACAGATCTGATATGCGACTACTATAATAATCAGTTAAATGCTCTGACATTCAACTTTCCTATAAGTTTTGCTGGAAATATATCTGCGAACTTAAGCGACTGTCTGTCGTTTGATACTAATTATTTTGGATCTATATCATCGCTCACGAACCTAAACACCGGTAACAACTACGCACAGCAGGCGTACGCTACTGCAGCGGCTACACAACTCTCTAACCCTCTTCCCGGTACTGTAACATACGCGCCCACTGCAAACGTGGTGCAGGGTGTCGGTACTGCATTCACCTCATACTACTCAAACGGCGACGTTATCGTCATCAGGGCGAACGCCGGCTTCGCATATACTGAAGAAGCGATCGTAATCAAACAGGTCGTGAACGACAACTACATCGAGCTCTGGGGTCCACCGACATACGCGTCTGCTCCTACCGCACAGTATAAAATGGCGCCGCAGATCATACTATCACAGTTTACGTCTTATGATCCAGTCATAACTTCAGCTGTTAATTTCTCTAAGAGTCTTGCTGCAAAGATAACGGCGGCGCCTTCTATTGGTGCTAACGTCGTTAGTACAGTTGGACCGGTTAATTCTGGTAAGGGTTATGTAGACACTGAGTTCGTTACGCTATATCTGACAAGAGGTATAACGACTCCGACTGTATTAGTCGGTGGTTCTGGATACGTAACAGGCGATCCTCTAATCATCACCGGCGGCGGCACGACGTCGCAGGCTAGAGGTACTATCATAGCTGGCTCCAACGGAGCTGTCGTTGGAACGACTCTAACCTACGCAGGTTCTGGCTACACGACGATACCATTCATAAGCGTTAAATCAAAGAACGGCAAGGGCGCTGCTCTGACGACTACGATCTCCGAATTCAACACTCTCAGCCAGGTGACTGGAAGAGTGACGAAGTCAGGAACCGGTAAAGGACAGGGATACTGGTCTACATCTAGGAGCTTCCTAAGCGCTGATAAATATCTACAAGACAGCAACTACTATCAAGCCTTCTCTTATGAGATACAGGTACCTCTTACACTCGATAAATATAAAGATATCTTATACAATACTTTCCACGTAGCTGGAACTCGGCTTTTCGGTAAGTTTTCTGACACGATGGTTGAAACTGAACTGTTTGTTCCAGTATTTGAGAGCACGAGTCCAGAAATCACGTTGATAACAGACGAGTTACTAAACAACGTCATACCTGATATTCTCGAAACAGAAGACGTCCAGGGTGATCTACCAATTCAACAAGAACAGAATTAATAGTGAGAATCTATGGGAAATATACTACCCGGCTTTAAAGCTAGTATCGTAAACGATCTAATAACTAACATCACGTCTGGTACTGACTCACTATACGCGTTTGCGTCTAATCCAGTAGCAGTTGCAAACGGTGGTGTTAACGCTCAACACTACGGCGATTATGATATGTACTTTAATACCCTATGGACCATGACCATGGGTAAAAAGCTATCTAATAACGACGTCAAAGCGATGATCGTCAACAACCCATGGGTCAACAACCAAGTATACGCTCGCTACGACAACAACTCAAACGTGTATGCAGAAGCCGCTGGCACCTATACCAACACTAACTTTTATGCGGTGGTCCCTCCTGGCACTTACGGCGGTGGTTATAACATCTATATCTGCATCGATAACAACGGCAATTCTAACTCCACAGTCACGCCGACGCAGGTACAGCCTACGACGTTCCAGACTAGCGACGGATATCTTTGGCGATACATAACGACTGTCAGCGCGGTAGATTATACTAGATTCACTTCTACCACGACTCCGATTGCGACTTTAGACAACACCGCGGTCAGCGTCGTTGGAAACTATATACCTGTATATCCAAATACGACTATATCTTCTGGCGCTTTCGTATACTCAGGCGTAGACGTCGTGTCTCTAATCAATTCCGGAAACGGATACATCAGCTATCACGATGGATACGTTCGCGGTATCGTGAACTCAACTGTTATTCAGATCGAGTCTTCTTCTACAGATCCTCTCAACCCTCCGTCTGTCGATAAAGACTTCTATACTAACAACGGTATCTATATCTATAATACTACTACGGCCACGTCTCAATACTTTGGAGTAGCAGGATACCTGTCAAACACGATCGGCGGCGTACAGGTCAACCAGATAACCCTCGACGCACCTGCTAACACATTTAACATTACTCCTGGTGTAACACAGTATAAGATCTCTCCAAAGATAGTATTCCAGACTGATGGAACGAGAGACCCTGTAGCGTACTCTGTAATTAACACGACTTCTAATTCTATCAGCAACGTCGTCATCATCGATCCAGGTTCTCAGATCACCTGGGCCAACGTAACGATTCAGAGTAATACAAGCTATCCTAATACTTCAAGCGGCACGAGAGCGAGTGCGTATGCGATCGTTCCACCTCCGGGTGGTCATGGATATAACATCTATCGCGAACTAAAAGTTTCTGCTATAGGGTTCGCATTTAACTTTGCGAACAACGAGTCTGGAAACGTAGTAACTACAGGCACCTATAATAAGATCGGCATAATGAAGAATCCTTATGCTAGTAACTTAACCACGAACAGCGTAGCCACTACGATAACTCGAGGTTCTCTCTATACTAACGCCGCGTTCAATCAGGTACTAATTGCAAACGTCACATCACAGGCTACTGCGTTTACGGTTGGATCGCAGGTATCAGGTATCACCAGCGGTGCGCTCGGCGTAGTGATGTTCTCTAACAGCACGCAGATCGGGATAGTCGGCGATAAAAGCTTCATCCAACAAGAGACTATTACCGATGGAACTCATACGGCCAATCTTTACTATATAAATACATATGGTAACATATACGCCAAAGACTGCGACGTCCTCTATACACAGAATATCAGCGACGTCGTTCGATCAAATAGCCAGACAGAGAGCTATAAACTAATAATCCAAGTCTAACTGATGGAAGAATAAATGCCTTTAAATACCGATTTAAACGTCTCTCCTTATTTTGACGACTTTAACGCCAACAACCAGTATTATAGAATTCTGTTTAAGCCGGGTGTAGCAGTCCAAGCACGTGAGATGACACAGCTGCAGTCGACGCTTCAAAATCAGATTGAGAGCTTTGGCGACTGGGCATTTAAAAACGGTGATATCGTCTCTGGCTGTACTATTACAGATATTCCAATCCTTCCATATGTTAGAATTTCAGACTATCAGGCAAATGGCGCAACGTTCGACATCACGGCTCTTCCAAACTCGCAGGTCATATGTCTGACTTCTAACCTACAGGCTAGAGTGCTGTTCTCTAACACCGGTCTTCAGACTAACTATCCTGCGACGAACATTATATATCTGAAGTATCTCAACACCGGCGTCAACGGTGAGACGCGTTTTGGTAACACTGACCAGCTGACTTTCAACAGCGCCGGCAACACGGCAAACGTCATCGCGACTGTTAACGTATATCCTAATACGACTGCCGGGTATGTGACTACAGGTAACGCACACGGCATCTATCTAACAGACGGTGTGGTGTATCTATCCGGTACGTTTGTTAAAGTACTAACACCTACATATGGTCTAGTCAACGCATATGGTCTTGCAGCCGGTAACAACGTCGTAGGATTCCAGGCGACTGAGACCATCATCAACTCAAACCAGGATCAGTCTCTTCTCGACAACGCACTCGGCTATCCTAACCAGAACGCTCCTGGCGCAGATCGTCTTAAGATCTCTCCTACTCTCGTTTCGCTCGATCCAAACACTGCAGCTAACACGGTTGGGTTCAATCCTATCGCGACTTATAACTATGGTTCTCTTGTATCTAAAGCTAAAGCTGGATCTAACTTATATTCTATCGTCGGCAACGCTATCGCTAAGAGAACCTACGATCAGTCTGGTAACTTCGTAACTAATCCATTCGTAATTGATACTGTCACAGACGTTCCTTCCGGAAGTCTTCCTTCTATTGATGCTAATACCGTATATGGTAGAGTCAATCCTGGTTCAGGCTACGCTCTTGGTCAGTCTGTAGGTAACGATCGCGTATTCTACATCAACATGAGAAGAGGTGTAGACACTAACGTAAACAAGCAGCAGCAGATTACGTTTAACTACGGCGGCTACTACATCGTAAAAGAAGTAGCAGGCACGTTCCCATTTAATAAAGCGCAATCTGTAGACTTGTATAACGCGCCACTACAAGCCGTTACTAATAGAAACTTCTCAAGTCTTACTCCTATCACTTCTGGTAGTACTACGACCATCACACAGGGATCTACTGTAGCGACTAAGATTGGTACTGCACAGCTCAGATGTTTTACGTATAACTCTGGATTCGTTGGCGCAAATAACACGCTGTATAACCTTCATATGTTCAACATCCAGATGAGCAATGGTTACAGCGCTAGTCAGATTGCTTCTATATTCTATAACGGTTCTCCCGCTGCAGTAGCTGACGTTGCCTCTGGAAGTTATCTTGGCGTCGGTGCTTCACAGCTTTTCTCGTTTGGCGTACAGGGTGTTAAGAACTTAAGAGACAGCAGCAACAACAATAATTCAGAATATGTTTATCGCACGGTACAGTCTAGCAGCATCACTGGAACTGATTCAAACGGTAATACGATCGTAACTATCACTACATCTTCGACGGGTGGTACTGACATACTTCCATACGGTAACGGCATATTGTCTACTCTAGATGCAGCGACGATAAACTTAATTGCTACCGCAAACGTAGACACGACTGCCCTATCCGGCACTGTATCCGTATCAAACTCAAGTACACTCGTGACCGGCTCCGGCAGTACATTCACTCTCGTGTTTAATCCAGGAGACCAGATCAAAGTAGGTTCTACTATTAAGACAGTTAATAACGTCGTTAATAGTACTGCTCTATATGTGGATTCGACATTCCCGTCTACCCTCGGCGGTCAGACATACTATAAGAGTATACTCAACGGTAAGATCATTCCTATCCAGAGCAATCTTAACAATCCATTTGGTTACGTCACAGTCACCAATACGACTTCATTTACTATCACTACGAATCTTAACTTGCAGAGCAGCTGCCCAGTCAACGTCGTATTTGACGTAATGAGAACTACAGTATCTCCTGCTAAGAAAAACATCAACAAAGATAGATTCGTAAAGATTCAAGCAAACACTAATCCACTTGGACCATGGTGCTTGGGATTCAGCGACGTCAGCCAGGTTAAAGCCATCTATGGTTCGACTACTACCACGTTTACGAACGCTAATGGTATCAACGCCGTCGATTTGACTTCTAATTTCTCGTTCGACAGCGGCCAAAAAGATAACTACTATGATCTTGGATACATCTATAATGACGGCGGCTACAGCGCGACCGCGTATCCATACCTACTGGTCCAGCTCGATTATCTATCGACGAACACGAGCCCAGGCGTTGGATTCTTTACTGTAGAGTCTTATCCAATTGACGATGGCACTACGCTAACTGGTACTGCAACGGTATATTCTACTACTTCGCTAGTCACAGGTAACAACACGTCATTCGTCACAGACTTAAATGTCGGCGATACTATATCGGTTCTTGGCACTTCGAAGAATGTCGTTTCTATTACTAATTCTACTTCACTCACTGTAGATTCGCCGTTCTTAGCTAACTCACAGAGTCAGGTGTATGTCAGATATAGAAAGAATACTATTCTAACTAAAGACGTTCCACTCTATATAGACTCACAGGGTGGACAAAATTATCTTAGAGACTATGTAGACTTTAGAATACCTTCTAATCCTACGGCTAATGACACGGGATCGGTCGACACCTCTAATGCCGCGCAGATCATCGCCGCAGTAGGATATGCGACACTCAATCCATCAAACACGCTATCGTTTATCGTACCTACTAACGGTCTCAACGTACCTTCGTATGGCAGAAACTTCCAGGCAGACTATACTCAGTATCTTGCGAGAAAAGACTTAGTATATTTTACACCTGATAACGCGATCAAAGTTAAAGAAGGCGTATCTAGTACATCGCCGCAGACTCCACTCTATCCGGACAACGGCATGGCAGTGGCTGTATTAAACGTTCCTCCATTCCCATCTTTATCTAGCGACCAGGTCCTACAAGACCAGAAAGTTAATCAGCTTTCTAAGAATCTAATAAGAGACACCACGACCGCTATCTCAAGCGCTATCGTCACCAATCGCGCATACAGCATGAGAGACATCGGCAAGCTAGATCAGAGAATTACAAATCTAGAGTATTATACTTCTCTATCGCTATTAGAATCATCAGCCACCACGCTAACGGTCACCGACGCTAACGGGCTAAATAGATTTAAAAATGGTATTTTCGTAGACCCATTCAACGACTTTACGTATTCTGATGTAAGTAATCCCGAGTATTCTATAGCCATTGATTCGTCAAGAGGTATTGCAAGACCTAAATTCGCTCAAGAGACTATTAACTTTGTCGTCAACAACACTCTATCTACTGTAGCGAATCAAGGTGTTCACTCTAATAGAAACTTCTTTGTAGACTCTACTAACAATATCCAAAAGACGGGTAGATGTTTAACGCTTCCATACAACGAAGTTACGTATCTTTCACAACCGTTCGCTACTAAATATAGATCATCTGCACACGTTCAAGCAGCGTGGAACGGCTCGATGATACTTCTTCCATCGTTCAATGATAATATTGATCTTAATAAGTCTTCAGTGAACATAACTCTCGATAATACCACGCCGTGGAAACAGTTTGCTTCATCGCCGTTTGGCTCCATCTGGGGTCCTTGGCAGACGACTCAGTCTATTACTACAAATACTGTTGTATCTGGAGTGGCTAATACATACAGCATATCGCTTGGTTACTTCGGTAACGGCGGTGGCGCTGCGGGTGCTGCTGCTGCGACTGCCGCTGCGGTCGCTGCTCAATACGCTGCGCAGGGCTATCAGATCGGTTCTGCTAGCGCTCAGTTTGGTGGCGGTGGTGCTTTCACGAAGCTAGTATCCAGCGTTAACGCTTCCGGTGATACTTCGAATACGATCATTATTAATAAAGGTAACACACCAAACTACCAGAATATCGGTGCCGGCTATCCTCTTTACACAGGATAAATATTATATTATTGAATCAGGAGTTTTAAATTGGCAGCAGTTAATACAACTACAACGACTACAGTCACTACTTCGACAAGTCAAGGAATTCAGCTCACAGTTGGTTCTCAGTCTAATACGATCGCAGTTGGTAACTTCGTAACAGACGTAGCAATTCAACCATATATTGCACCAATCACAATTGGTTTCTTTGCATATAACATGCGTCCTAATCAGACGTATCACGTATTCTTTGACGGCGTTTTAGTTGATCAGTTCTGCGCTCCTGGAACTGTTGCCGCACTAGCATCTGCCGGTACCGGCGCGATCACTTCTGTAGATACTTCTAGCGCATCAACGATCTCATTGACTGGTACTTGGGGTTCTCCAATTACGTCAGATTCTAGAGGCTATGTCTTTGGTCAGTTCAACGTTCCTGCCGGCCAGTTTAGAACTGGCGAGAGAGTATTAGAAATCGCCGACGTTACAAGCCTCGTGCAGGGCAACGACGCTCTTACTTCTAAAGCTTCTGCAACATTCGTCGCTTCGAACCTAAACGTTACTAAGCAGGCAGTCACACTAACGACAGTCAACCCTGTTCTTGGAAATCGGCCGGTAACTAATACGGTAGTAACTACCAACGTTCAGATCGTTAACACGACAATTCCTGATATCGTAAACATCGTCGGCTACTACGAGCCTATCGCTCAGGGTCTGACCATCAACACGCCGACTAGCGAAGCCGGTATCTATGCGACTTCGCTAGACATATTCTTTAAGCAGAAGTCTCTAACTAGTAATACGAACGGCGTTACTACCTATCTCTGTGAAGTAAACAACGGCTACCCAGACGGTTCGCGCATCCTACCGTTCTCGACAGTTCATCTAAACTACGGTGATATCAGCACCAGCGCTGACGCGTCTGTTCCAACTACCTTCGCCTATGAGTCACCTGTATTCTTGAGCAGCGGCAAAGAATATGCGTTCATCGTTCGTCCGGACAACGGCGATCCAGACTATTTCGTGTACAGCGCTAACCTTGGTGATACCGACATCAAGACAGGAACGCAAGTTTACAGCCAGCCTACTGTCGGCACGGCCTTCTACGGCGCCACCATGAACGAGTGGACTGCGCTGCAGACAGAATATATCAAGTTCAACTTAAATAGAGCAGACTTTATTCATAATAGTTCTGGTTTCTATTCAGGGGACGCGTACTTTAACAACGCTAACACGGACTACCTGTCTGTATATAACATTACGTATTCAAACAGCACTTCGACACTTCTTCCCGGAGACACGGTCTATGTCGCAGCTAATGCGTGGGTGAATACAGTAACTACGAGCATTCAGGGTACTCTAAGATACTACGACAACGTCAAAGGTCTGTTCTACGTAGAGAACTCCACTGCAAACTTTACTAACAACGCTTTCATACAGGTACATAGATTCGCTAACGCCTCGCTTGCAGCGACAAACGCTGTAACGAACACCACGCTGGTCGCGTACGCCAACACTAATGCTATGTACAATCCAAAGATCAACGACATCGTTGGACAGTTCTCTTTCATCTCACCAGCAGGTACTGCCTTAACTTATAAGTATAAAGGAACCAGCAACACCTACGCGGTCGAGAGCAATGAGAATTCAATTACTCTCGGTTATGAGACAGAATTCTATGACCAAGAGAGAATGGTAGCGAGCGTATCTAACGAAGTAGCCCGTATGGGTGGCGCGAAGTCTATGACTGTCCATTCTAACTTTACGACTGACACTCCTTTCGTGTCGCCTCTGATCGACACCGTTCGCGCGAACGCACTTATCATTAGAAACTTGGTAGACTATCCACAGTTCTCATATAACGAGTATTATAACAACGGTCTATCTAGAACAAAGTATATATCAAAGGTAGTTACTCTAGCTGCTGGACAAGACGCGCAGGACCTGCAGGTAATTCTATCTGCCCATAGACCGCCTGGAACTGACATCAAGGTCTATGTTAAGCTTCTAAGCGGACAAGATCCAGACGTCATCAGCGCTAAGACTTGGACGCCATTGAACAATCTGTCGTACACCATCTATGCAGATCCGAGTAATCCATCTGACATGAGAGAGTATACGTACTCGTTCTACAACGGCTATAGCCTAGTTCCAACATCCGGAACCATCACCACGACAAGTGCGTGCACCGTGATCAACGGCGTAGGAACGCTGTTTGGCAGTGAGATCGACGTCGGGTACTACATCAACATGGCCGCTAACGCGACTTACGGTGAGACTGCTAGACAGGTAGTGTCTATCGCTAACTCCACACAGCTCACGCTGAACGCCCCGTTTGGAACGACATACACCGCTAACGCATACTACATCGTCCCTCCTCCAACAACTGCGTGGATGGCCACGAACGCTAACACGAGCATACTCGGCTCCGTCAGCATGTCGACCAGCAACAACACAATCACCGGTACTTTCCAGACCTTCACGGCAAACACGCTAACGGTTTTCAACAACTCGATCTACATCACAAACGCTAATTCGTACTTCAACGTAGGCGATAGAGTATACTACGCCGTACCTTCTGGTAATACTGCGATCGGCGGGTTGACCGGCAACACCAGCTACTACATCGCGACTTCTAATAGCACGGCCGTGACACTAAACATTCAGCAGAACAACACGTCACCGACTACTCTAACTGGAGCTACTACTAATCCTGGTCAGACGCACAGTCTCAACACGACGTACTTCACTTCGCAGTTCAACGTCGGCAGCATAATCGGTATCGCCGGCGACAGACAGACTATCACAGCTATTCAGAACAACGTGTCTCTGTCTGTAGGTGAGCCTTGGAGCTCAACAGGCAGTCAAGTGAACGCCTATCTTGTAGCGTCAGGCGGTGCGTCGTATGTCTCTAACACTGGCGCTGCTTATACGAACTTCAAACAGTTCGCTATTAAGATCATTCTACAGTCAAAAGACAGCTCTAAGATTCCAATTATCGACAGTCTACAGGCACTGGCTCTACAACTATGATCAATGAGACTCAATACATAAAAACAGACACAGAAGGGTTTGTTAAAGATCCTTCTTCTGGAGCGATTCTTAGCGTGGATAACGCAAAACTTGAAGCTTACAAGCGTCAGAAGCAGTTTATAAATAATACTACAAGAACTAATGAGAGAATCGAAAAAGTAGAGAAAGATCTCTCAGACATAAAAAATATGCTTCAAGCATTACTAAGAGAAAATAATAAATGCTAACAATCGCAAACACGAATCTAACGAACACATTTGACTACTGGAGATCGCGTACAAACGAGTTAGCAACTGCTATGTCAACTTGTGTTGTGACCACTGACGCTAATACCAGTTCTACTACCGCCGTTGGTAACGCGAGTATAACTGGAACTTTTACCTCAAACAATCAAATTGTAAATAATAACATATTCGCAAATACGCTAACGGTAAACTCTGTAGCCGTAAGCGCTGCAGGAATGTACGTCGGCAACTCTACGACCAACACCGTAATCTCATACAACACTGTCAGCTTAGCCAACTCTTCAAGCACTCTGACGCTAGGCATTCCTACCACGACCCAGGTGTCGAACGGCCAGTTCTTCTTGAACGCTAACGGATCATGGGCTGCTCTTTCAGGCTTCCCGTACTTAGCGGCCACCACGTTTAATACCGTAGGTGTCGGCCTCCAGCTAGTAGACTCATTCAACGCCGGTAACTTCACCACGGCCGACTATATCATTCACGTTCGCGATAACATCAACAACATCGACTTCTCAACTAAAATATTTGTCATGGCGCTATCCACGGGCGTCCAGATGACTGAATACGCTCAGTTGACGACTGGATCTTCTATCGGATACTTCAACGTCACATGTGACGGTACCACATCGATACTGTACTTCACACCAACTAATGGTACGACATCAGCTACCATCCGATTTGTTAGGATCACGACGTAATGGCTAGTAAGACAAATATAGTCATAGATCAGGGAACGACATTCTCGACAGACTTAAATCTGACGGACGACACAGGCTTTCCTCTAAATCTGTCTGGATTTTACGCTAACTCTATGATGAAGAAGTGGTATACTTCTTCAAACTCTATAGTATTCACCACTTCAGTAAACGCCCTAGCTGGTATAATCACGCTCAGTCTGACGGCTAATGTAACTTCTAGCATAACACCCGGTAGATACGTATACGATGTGGACATTACAGAATCCGCGTCAGGTGCAGTATCTAGAGTCGTAGAGGGCTTGGTTACAGTTACTCCTTCTGCGACCGCCGTGACTTATCCAGCACCAAACACGAACATATATCCAAATAGCGCACCGTTAACATAATGGTAAATGTAGTAGTATCCAGAAAGAGAACAGTCAATGTATCGACCCACGGAACTGGTGGGATCATCGATACATCTGTTCCAGTTACTTTAAAGAATATTCCTGTACTATCCACCGGCGTGAATAGTATAGATCAGATGGTAGACGTTAATTTAACTCAAAGATCAGATGGATCTACTCTTATATACGATCAACCGACAGATACTTACATAGTAAAGCACGTTGATTTTACCGAGATAGATGGCAATTTAGATGGTGGCGTTTTTTAAAATATAAATAATTAAAAATTTCAGGAGAACCATTTAAATGGCCAATAACAAGATTCAAATCAAAAGATCGGTAGCCAACGCCGTTGTTACTGGTCTCTCAAATGGTGAGTTAGCATATACCCAAGCCAGTAACACTCTCTGGATCGGCCTTCCAGATGGTTCGGGCGCAGCCGCAATCGCCGGAGCGCGTTATCCTGGTACGCTTACAGCCAACCAAGCGCTCGTAGCAAACGCCACTTCCGGCATCGATAGAATCATCGTCGCCAACGCCATCGTTACGACTCTTACCGCTAACGGCTCAGTTGGTACCAACGGACAGGTTCTCGTCACAAACGGTACTGCGATATACTGGGGCACTGGTACTTCTGGCGCGAACACCAACATTCAGTTCAACGACTCTGGCGTCGCAAACGGCGTCGCCGGCTTTACGTTCGATAAGACTCAGAACAATCTATTCGTAGCTAATTCTCTATTCGTCGGCAACACCTCGCTCGTAAGTCCGACTGCAGTAGTTAATACTACAATAATGTACGTCGGTAACTCGGCCGGCAACACGACACAGAACACCACTTCATTCTTTATCTCCGGCAACGGCACGACTCTACCAACCGCCACTATGACATCGAACGGTCTGGTCGTTGGTAACAGCTCGGTAATCGGCGCGCCGACACTCGTTCTTGCGAACTCAATAGGTAACACGGTCGTAAACACTACGTCCTATACCATGAGCAACGCGAACTACGTCGTTCTAGTAGCCAACACCTCCGGTTTCTTTGCCAACCAAGGCGCCATCCAATACGTCGGTAACACTACCGCTAACACAACTCAGAACTCATCGTCGTTCTTCATCACCGGTAATACTACCACACTACCGACTGCCACACTACTCGCTAACAACCTAACCATCGGTAACAGCTCAGTAACTGGTCTGCCAGGCATCAACATTGCCAACTCGACCGGCAATACTCTTATCTCAGTAACTTCATACGCTATAAGCAACTCTACAGCCAACGTAGTTACGATCAGCACGACTGGCATCGTCGGCAACACCGGCACGTCGATCGTCCTCGGTAACACTACGGTAAACACCGTAGCCAACTCATCTACTTTCCAGGTCGTCGGCAACACATCTACTCAGGCTACTGCTACTGTCAACTCTGCCGGTATCACGATCGGTAATACTACGATCACGAGCGCCGTCAACATCTACGTCGCTAACACGACCGGTAACATATCAGTCAATACGACGTCGCTGGCCATCGGTGGTAATACTACCACGCTTGCAGCCGTATCGGTAACCGGCAACGGTGCGCTGTTCGGCAACGGTACGGTTACAGCGGCTCCTCAGCTCGCAGTATCTAACTCTACCGGCAACACGGTAATCAATACCACTTCGTTCTTGATGAGCAACGCCACAGGCACTGTCTACAGCATGAACACGACGTCTATGACGTTCAATGGTAACACATTCCTAAACGGTACAAACACGACTATCGCCTCTAACGTTACGATCTCCGGTGCGTACGTTAACGCTCCTGCTACTGATCTTACTATCAGAAACGTTTCGGTCGGTGGTAACCTCGTCGTCACTGGCACGGTATTCTCTGTTAATACCATAACGCTTCAGGTAAACGACAACATCATCGAGCTCGGTGACAACAACACCACATCAGACGTCGTAGATACTGGCTGGTTCTCTCCTGCAGGTAACAGCACGAGCATCTGGTATTCTGGTATGGTTCGCGTCGCTAATAGATCGACGAACGCTAATCCATACTTCTGGCTATTTGGTTCTAATACTAATCCAAACACTGCAGTCAACATAGACACTTCTTCTAACTCAGCCACGGCTACCCTGCAGGCTTACCTAGTACCATACGGTGTCGGTGGTGGATTTGTAGCCAACTCTTCGAACGTCCAGATTACTGCCAACAGCACTCTCGGCGTTAATATAGTAGCAAATACTCTAACGTTATCAACTGCTCTTGCAGGAACTGAAGGTGGTACTGGTTATAAGACTGTTACTAATAATGCGTTATTAGTTGGTAACTCAACAAATGGTTATAATCAACTAAGTCTTGGTACTTCTGGATACGTTCTTCAGTCTAACGGCACCACTGTCGTTTACGATATTCTTGACGGTGGAGCTTTCTAAATAGGAGTGATTATATTATGGAAAATGGTGATGAGGCGGCGAATATAGCAGTAGCGTATGTGCAGAGACAAGAACAGCTTCTAGTAGACTATATTAGAAAGACTATTCAGCTAGAAGTATCGTATGCCGGCCTTAAGGCTAAATTCGAAGAGCTCAGCGAACATAACTCCAATAATCTAAACATGATTAAAGAGTTATCCACCTCTCTAGAGCTTATAACTGTTGAGAGAAACGATCTAAAGAAAGCCGACACGAAGCTTCGCGATAGAATCGTTGAGATAGAAGAGATAAATAAACAAAAACTAATAGACGCAAAAGCCGAAGCCGACAAGAAGGTGAAAGAAGTAGAGGGTAAGACTTCTAACTATACCGTAGAATATACCAACCAGATCGGCGAACTAAATAATAATGTAACTGAATTAAAGACAAACTATGAATCTATAAAGAAGAATTTCGATACTCTAAATAGAGAATACGAGAGACAAAAGCAAGAACTACAGACTACATTTAATGAGAACGAATTATTAAAGTCAGAGCTGAGTAGATACTCAACAGATTTTAAGAAAGTAGCGAAGAAGAAGATACCAGAAGACAATACATTTTAACGCCGGTATATACTGGTCTGAGGGAGCCATATGGCAGGTAATACAGTATTTCAGCTCAAGCGCTCTAGCGTCGCAGGCAAGAAGCCTACAACATCAACGCTAAACACCGGCGAGCTCGCGTTAAACTTAACTGACCGCAAGCTGTATTCATCTGATGGCACGAACATCTTTGAGACCGGCGCGAATCTAACTACCCTAGTAGTCTCCACAAACACGACAGTCAACAACGTCATCTTTGGCACCGGCGGCATATACGCCAACGGTTCGTTCGGTGGCTCAGGTGCGACCCTGTTCTCTAACGGCTCTTCGGTGTACTGGGGAACTGGCGCAGGCACTGGTACTGTCACACAAGTAAACAGCGGCAACGGCCTGTTCGGCGGTCCTGTCACGACAGTCGGTACGATATACGTACTAGCGAATACCGGTATCATATCTAATACGTCCGGCGTGTTCGTAGATCCGGTGTACATCAACACGATCACCACGCCTCCTGGATCTAACACTCAGATCGTGTTCAACGACTCAGGCAAGTCTAACGCTCTAGCGTCGTTCACGTTCAACAAGACCACAAATACTCTATTCGTATCTAACACGATAAACACAATAACTGTCGTAGCGAATACTATCAACGCTAACGGCGGCGTCGGTACTCTCGGCCAGGTACTGACGTCTAACGGCACGAGCTCGTTCTGGAGCAGTCTAAACACATCCACGCCCGTCAGACAGCAGTACACAGGCGATGGGTCTACTACGTTATTCTTTGTTACAGGCGGTTACACGCCTGGCACTCTATCAGTATACGTCAACGGCGTACTCTCGAGAAACACTACAGAAGTAACCGCGACAAACGGCAGCTCTATAACTTTTGCGACACCGCCGAACAACGGCGCGCTGATCGACGTCATAGGATACGTAAACAACCTCCCATACTCGAACTTCGGTCCGAGCATACTAGTATCACAACAGTACACCGCGAACGGTACGGCTAACAGCTTCGCTATAACCGGCGGATACATTCCTGGCGGTGTTCAAGTATATCTAAACGGCGTCAAACAGATACCGTTCGTTGACGTCGATATATCTTCTGGTGCCAACGTAAACTTCTATGTCACACCGTCTAACACATGGGCGATTGACGTATTTGGGTTTCAGTCTCAAATCATATCGGCATCTTCTGTTCCTGATCCGCTGGTGGCCAACAACCTCTATATCGGTGGTAACGTAACTGTAACTAAGAGCTCGTTTACTTTTGGCAACAGCACAGTAAACACGAATATCAACACGAGCGGCATAACGTTTGGCAACAGCGTAGCCAACACGAGCATCAACTCCAACGGCGTCAATCTAAGTAACACAGTACTCTACATCGGTAACTCTTCAGTAAACGTCGTAATCAACTCATCTTCGGTTTATGTCAACGGCGGACCACTCAGCGGCACCAACACCAATGCCCAGTACGTCTGGTCTAACGCTCATACGTTCAACGCGAACGTAAATATTAATGGCAACGTGACCATTAGTACATCTGCCGGCATATCGGCTAATGGTTCATATGGTACTGCTGGTCAGGCGCTCCTGTCTAACGGCTCTACAGTATACTGGGGTGCCGCTGGGGTTAACACTTCCGCGCAGTACACTTGGACTAATACACAATCATTTAGCGCTAATGTCGTACTAAACGGTAATGTCGTTATAAGCAATACTATATACGCTAACGGCTCGGCCGGTGTTGCTGGACAGATACTGGTATCCAATGGCGCTGGAGTATACTGGTCTAACGCCGCTACTACCATCAGACAGTCTTTTACAGGTAATGGTTCAGCGACGAACTTTGCGATCACCGGCGGCTATACGCCGTTGAATCTAGACGTGTACGTTAACGGCGTCAAGCAAGAGAGTGTAGTAGACGTAAACTTAAGCTCTGGCGCTAACATAGTATTCACCGTCGCTCCTCCAAACGGGGCATACATTGACGTCGTAGGTCTATCGCCGACTACATACACCTATGCTAACACGTCTGCGCAGTATAGCTGGACTAACACTCAGACGTTCTCTAACCTAGTTATGATATCGACTGCAGGTATATCTGCGAACGGCTCGTATGGCACGAACGGCCAGGTACTGACGTCTAACGGCAGCTCTGTATACTGGAGCAACAGCTCAGTGTTTGTCAGACAGACATTCACCGGTACAGGTTCTGCAACAACGTTCACGGTCACCGGCGGTTATACGCCAAACAACCTAGACGTCTATCTTAACGGCGTGAGACAGAGCAACCCGACCGACGTCAACACCGGTTCAGGATCGATCATAGTATTCTCTACACCGCCTATTAATGGTTCTACCATTGACGTAGTAGGCGTCGTGCCCCTAAACTATACTATAACTAATACCTCTGCGCAGTACACTTGGACTAACACACACTCATTCACCAACGCCATTACGGCCAACGTCATTAACGCTAATAATATTACATCATCTAATGGTCTATACTCTATCGGTCCATTTAATGGGAGTTATTCAGATGGTATAGTCACAGACTATGTTACAGGTAATGGCAGAATAAGCGTTGGTCCATTAGATAACTTAACTTTCTATACCGGAGGCGTCGCTGCAAATCAGACGATGATTATTAATGCGACTGGTGTGTTCGTTAATGGTACGATAAACTCATATTCTACTACATCATCTAATGGTCTATACTCTATCGGTCCATTTAATGGAAGTTATTCAGATGGTACAGTAATAGACTATGTGACAGGTAATGGACGTATATCTGTAGGTCCAGGAGATGGTTTAAGTATATATAATGCTGGTGTCGGAGCAAATGCAATGGTCACGATACTTGCTAATGGAAATATGGGTATAGCCTGCACCTCTCCGACTGGATTATTAGACGTATCTTCACGTGGTATCACCAAAGGTTCGATGCCAGCTGGTTCTATTATTCAAGTAGTAAACGTTCCATTTACGAATGTTGTTTCTACAACTTCTGCAACTGCAACTAATGTACCAAATTTTGCAGTATCAATAACGCCAAGTTTAGTATCTAGTAAAATTCTTTTAATAATAAATTGTCAAATTGGTATGTCTACTGCGGGTGACGCCTACTGTCGCGTACTACGCAATGGAACACTTATTGACTCTAGCACTTCCGGTTCGTTTGGACATACTGCAGGCCAATATAATTTATCAACTAGTGATGCAAGTATTTGTTTTTTAGATAGTCCGGCAACAACTTCTTCTGTGACTTATCAAGTTCAATTTTGGACTGGGGCTGGAACAGTTTACGTAAATGGTAGAGGATATGCAGGAGATCAAACTACTAGCAGTGATATCACAGTCATGGAGTTAGCTCAATGATTCATGACGCAGTTAAAATAGTTCATCCTAATGCTGTAACTATATCTACAGGTAATGATATTATAGAAGCGTGGGATGAATCTGGTAAATTAATCAATATTGATAAAAATAAAATAGATATCGAGATCGATCGTCTAAAGCAGGAGTACTTAAAGAGCGAGTACCAGAGATCTAGAAAGACAGAGTATCCGTCTATAGAAGACCAGCTCGACATGCTCTGGCACGCGATAGACGAGGGTAAGCTGGACAAGAATTCAGAATTCTATACGTCTATCAAGACAGTTAAAAATAAATATAAGAAACCATAAGGTAAGTTATGACACAGAACAGCCAACTAGGAACGCTAGCTCAGCTCGTCACGGTAAATACCGCGGCTAACTCTGTGCAATTTTCTAGTGGTTTTTCAGTAGGTAACGCTTCAGTTAATGTCGTTCATTCATCGACGGGATTTATAGTAAATGGAGTAAATGGATGGTTAGTACCGAGTGGTACTATTCATACGTTTCAACAGTCTGCCGCTCCTACAGGATGGACAAAAGTTACTACATATCATGATTATGCGATGAGAATAGTATCTGGTTCTGTTGGAAATGGTGGATCTGTAGCATTCTCTTCCGCGTTTTCATCTCAGTCTGTCTCTGGTTCAATTAGTTCTGTTAGTGTTACTGGTACAAGTGATGGTCACACACTTTCTACTTCAGAAATTCCAAGCCATCTTCATGGCGGCGGTGGTTATGAAACTATTCATATTCGTGGCAGCTTGGGTGGATATAGTAATGGTCCTCAAGCAGCTTCAGGAGGTGATGGATTTGCTGGATGGTATGATATAGGAGCGGGTGGTGGCGGTGCTCATAGCCATACATTCACGGCAACTTCTCATAATCACACATTCACAGGTACTAATATAAATATGGCCGTAAATTATATTGACTTTATTCTAGCACAGGCAAATTAAATTATGGAATTAAAACCAGGAAAATATTGTCCTTTACTTAAAAAAGATTGTGTGCAGTTACAGTGTAACTGGTTCATTCAAGTTCGTGGTAAAGATATGAATACTGGTAAAGAGATTGATGAATGGGGATGTTCAATTGCGTGGTTACCACATTTATTGATTGAAAACGCAGGACAAGTTAGACAAGGTGCTGCTGCCACAGAAAGTTTTAGAAACGAAATGGTTAAAGCATCAGAGAACAGTATTCAAGCTATGTTGCAAATAGCAAATAGTAATAGAGAAGAAAATAAAACTATGAGGCTGATAGATGCGTCTGACAATAATTAGAGAAGATAATGCTGTCTATGTAGATGGTATTGCTAAGAATATAGATTGTTCTGATTTACCTCCAGACTTTCATGCTTTACAATGGAATGGTTCTTCTGGTTGGATTGAATTTGTTAATAATTGTAAATTACAAGAAGAAATAACCGATATTTCAGATTATCAAAAATATATTGATATGTGGAATGCAAAAATCACACCAGTTTCTAATACACAAGGTAACTAATGTCACAGAACCAACAGCTCAGTGTACTCGGTCAGTTCGTAACGGCAAACGCCACGACCAACACCGCCACGTTCTCAAACGCGGTAGTGGCTGTCACCGGCTCTTTCACTAACCACACTTATGCCAACGGTGAGGGTGTTGGTACCACATACCTGATAGACGACTTCTCTCATCAGTTCAACGGGTTCTCAAACACGTTCGCGCTTACAGTAAACAGCGTATCGATTACACCATCAAATCCGAGTATGATAAATATAGTTATAGGCGGGATTCCTGTCACTCCAGCCAGCTACATTAGAGACTTTCAGAACCTACCAGAGCTATATACGTTCAAGTCTGGGTTTGTAGTAAGTGGTTCCAACGTATCATTCTCGACCGCGCCGATGCCGGGCATGAGTTTCTACGGGACCTACAGGACCAGTCAAGACGCTGCACCCAGTTTTTCATATAAGCAGACCCCGTTTTCTGCGATAAATATAATGTTTGGAGCATAGAGGAAATTTACAATGGCAAGAAGAGTAATTCTCGATACACAATATACGTTCTCACCATCTACTCAGACAGTGACGATTCCAAGAGCGCTCCCGCGCGAGCGCCTACTTCTTATCACCAACGTTACTACCAATCAGGTGATCTACAACTTCAGCGATCCTGCGCTCACTGCTACTTCCTATTCCATAACACAGGGAACGAACACGACCAATCCTGTAACTACGGTGACGCTGAGCTTCAACACCACTGCGATGCTTGCCACACATCAGCTCCAGATCGTAGTAGACGAACCCGCTGAGCTGTTCGCTCCAGATGAGGCGTTTCTAGATCCGGTAGGTAAGATCAGAACATCGCAACCTCAGGCCCTTATCGATACCGACTTTGAGTACGGTCTACAGCCTACCAAGTGGGAGACACTCACTCTCCTGAATAACCGCCCGAGCTTCTACGTCAACACTCAGTCGCCATTCGCGATCAACGGTGTGTTCGCTACAAACAGCTCTACGACAGTATACGTATCTACACCGCTGCAGACTACTACCAGTATCCCGTTCCTGATGCAGGACTCTCTGTTCCAAGGCGGTAACGGCCCGTTCCTAGTTGAAAACTCATACGCAGCTGGTTCTAGCTACACCATCTCGGCCGCGGCCGCAGGAACATACGTAGCTGGACAGGGTCTCTCTGTCGTATTAAGCGTCACATCAGGTACCGGTTTCGTGGCGGGTGCGTACGTCACGATCGCCGGCATCACCGGCTCGCTCGCAGGCTACAACACCTCTTCTTCTAATCCAGCATACGTTCTCGTCGGCGGCACTACTTCAATTACGGTGTTGTTCCCAGGTCTGACAAGCAGCCTAGGCACATCGATCGCCGGCTCACCTACTATCCAGCAGAGCTCGTACTTCACGTACACGGCCCGCTACGCGTTCACAGGCACAACGGGTCAGGTATACAACTCAGCGCTGACACAGGTCTATACTGGCTCGTTCTACACCGGCGCCGCGTACACCCTTCCATCTCAGCCGACAGTGTCCGGCAACACAATCACGGTGGCCACCACAGAGCCTCACGGCCTTCAGGTCGGTGACGGCTGCTATCTTGCAAACTCATCGGTGACGTCTGGCGGACCTATCAACTCGTCGTATCAGGTCGCGGCCGTGACTAACAGCACGTCGTTCCAGATTCTGACTACGACTTCTCCTTCCGGCACGGTGACTAACGCAGCGGTCTATCCAAGACCTGACGGTGTGTACCTGCATCGCGCGTTCGACGGCGGTGTTCAGTTCACGACTGGTAACCAGGCGCACAATAACCAGACGATTCGTCAGACTCGCAGATACTTCCGCTACCAGTCTGGTAAGGGCATTCAGATCTCTACTGGTACTATTCTCAAGCCAAACATAAACGTAGACGATATCAGCTCTTCCGGAACGACGGTGACTGTAACTACTAAAGTAGCGCACCAGATCAACCCAGGCGCGACCATCGTAGTTTCTAGCGCGAACGAGACGGCGTACAACGGCACGTTCGTGGTCACATCAGTGCTGAACGCTTTCCAGTTCACCTACACCGCTCTGTCTACTCCTTCTGCGACTCCGGCTACAGGCCTTCCGACAGTTTCAGTATCTAGTTGGTACGGGGCAGTTACTCGTCTCGGACTGTTTGATAACCAGAACGGAATGTTCTTTGAGTTCGACGGTCAGACGCTGTATGCAGTTCGCAGGAGATCCACAGACCAGATCGCAGGTTGGGTGTCAGTCACCAACGGCTCGGCGGTGATCACCGGCGCTACAGTAAACGGTGTTACGACTAAGTTCACCAAGCAGCTCGTTCCTGGAGACTTCATCGTCATCCGCGGCTCTTCTTATCGCGTTCTCGATATCCTGTCTGACACGTCGATGACGATAACTCCTCCGTATCGCGGCGCTACTCTAGTGGCTCCAAACTACGCCATCATATCTAAGACCGTAGAGGTGCGCGTGCCTCAGTCACAGTTCAACATCGACAAGCTAGACGGCACCGGTCCTTCCGGCCTAGTTCTAGACCTATCGAAGATGCAGATGTTCTACCTCGACTACTCGTGGTACGGCGCAGGCTCACTTCGCCTAGGGTTTAGAGACAGTCAGGGTAAAGTAATCTACGTGCACAGGTTCGTCAACAACAACCAAAACACCGAAGCGTGGATGCGCTCTGGTAACCTACCTGCGCGATACGAGACAAACACGATCGCGCCAAAGACTCTACTCGGCGCTACTATAGACGGCGTCAACACTTCGATCCTTCAGGTGGCAAACACCACAGGATTCCCAAGCAACGGCACGCTGCTGGTCGCAGACCCAGCGTCCTACGAGTACATCAGCTATACCGGACTGTCAGGCAACACATTCACCGGTCTAACCAGAGGCAAGCTGTCTAACACGGTCGCCTCGGTGCTGACGACGAACAACTCAGCCACTCTTACAACGACCAGCGCGGTGACCGGCGTTCAACCCGGCATGCTCGTGACAGGTACCGGCATTCCAAACGGCACGTACGTGTACTCTATCGTTCCTGGCGCTCCTAACAACAACATCGTCATGACTCAGGCGGCGACTGCGACCGGCACTGTCACGATAAACGTAAATCAGATGGCGTCTGCCAACGCGCCTCACACGTACTCGGCCGCGGCTCCTATCGGCGTATATCTACACGCTCCACAGTTCGCACCGACCATCTCTCACTGGGGTACTTCGGTCATCATGGACGGTCAGTTTGACAACGATAAGTCTTTGATCTTTACGTTCGGTGAGACGATCCAGACGACTGCCGTCGCCGGAAACGTATCGTCGGTGACTGTCACGTCTGGCTCTAACACGGTCAGCATCGCTAACACGGTTCCGATCTGGCCAGGAATGCTCGTGTCCGGCACGAACATCCCAGCAGGCACGTACGTGTACTCGGTGACTCCTGGGTCTACGAACAACAGCATCGTGTTGTCGCAGGCAGGTGCTGGAACAGGTTCCACTACGGTGCAGTACAACCAACAGGTAGCGATGTTCAGCGTGCGGTCTTCACCGGCGGTCGACTCCGGCGTTCCTAGCTCTCTAGGTCTTAAAGAGATCCTCAACCGCATGCAGCTGACTCTGAACTCGACAGACGCTCTCGTCAACGGCTCGTTCCTGATCCAGCTGATTCTAAACGGCACGCCGATAGCTTCTACGTCGACGACCACCAGCTACACGGGTCCAAACGGCAACCTCAGCACGTTCGCGCGTATCGCTACCGGTACGTCTTCGCTCGCTCAGATCGCGGATCACACCGGCCCGTGCTACGTATCAGGCGGTGAGGTGATCTACGGGTTCTACGCGGTTAACTCGGCGGGTTCTACCAACCAGTCGGTCATCACGGCCGATCTGACGAAGCTCAGAGATCTTGGTAACTCTATCCTCGGCGGTGGTCTCACCAACACTCCAGGCACTAGTATCTACCCAGACGGGCCGGACGTACTGACAGTCGTCGCCACCAACATCGGCACGGCGAACGCAGTCGTTCAGGGTCGTCTATCTTGGACGGAAGCGCAGGCGTAGTACATGTCAGTAAACAAGCTACAGCTCGAGACAGACGGACTGGTTGTTGGAGTCAACCAGCTCGTCACCTCGGGTAACGGTGTAAGCGTAGGAAACAACCTAGTAGTTCGCGGTAACACGTACCTCAGTCCGGCGTCCGGACTGTTCATCGGTAACTCGACGGTAAATGTGGTCGTCAACTCGTCCTCAGTGTACGTCAACGGCGGGCCACTGAGCGGCACAAACACTTCTGCCCAGTACACGTGGACCAACACGCACACGTTCAACGCGCAGGTCGTATTGAACTCACAGATAACGCTAGCTACTACGCCGTTCTACGAGAACGCGACTAACGTTACAGCTAACTACACGATATCAAACGGCATGAACGCGTTCTCTGCAGGTCCTATAACGATAAACTCCGGCGTAGTGGTGACCGTACCGGTCGGCTCGACTTGGTCAGTAAGTTAGGAATTAAGATATGGCGTTAACACTCAGCGGTAACGGTGCGATAAGCGGTCCACTAAACCTAAACACAACCAACGCCGTGTCTATAGCTAACACGCTGAGCTTCGGCGACTCTACACAGATGAGTACGACTAACTCTCTTGGACCTAGAAATCGTATCATCAACGGTGACTTTAAGATATTTCAAAGATCAGCGACTGCTACAACAGTAACATTAAACGGTGTGGGTTATACAGGACCAGATAGGTTCTTTGTTTATCAGAATGGAACTGCCGGCGTACAAACTACACAAGTTGCTTCAGGACTTACTGGATTTCAGTACGCACTAAAGTGGGGCAGACCAGTATCAAATACAACAACTGGTGTTACGGTTTTAGGTCAAGCATTAGAAACTATAAATTCTGTAGATCTGCAAGGTCAGTCTGTCACTCTGTCTTTCTGGGCAAAAGCTGGCGCTAACTTCTCTGCTGCATCTAGTCAGATATATGTTGCATTATACACTGGTACCGGAACAGATCAGTCTGCAGCAAATATGACTACAGGTTCATGGACAGGATCTGCTACACCTATAAGCGCGACTGCAACTCTAACTACTTCATGGCAGAGGTTTTCATTTACTGCAACACTAGGTTCAACAGTAACACAGACAGGTGTCTATATAAACTGGTCTCCAGTGGGTACAGCAGGCGCTGATGACAACGTGTATATCACTGGTGTCCAACTAGAACAAGGTTCAGTAGCGACGCCGTTCGAACGTAGATCATATGGTATAGAGTTAGCGTTGTGTCAAAGATATTTCTTATCGTATTCAGGAAATAATCAAAATATTTGTTGTGGATCGGATAATGGCAATGCAGGCGCTCAAGGAAACGTTGTATTTCCTGTAACAATGAGGGTTGTACCTACTGCTTCTGTTAGTTCGGTAAGTCAT